GCGAAATACAACAAACGACCATCCGTTCAAAAGAAGCGGGTGGCAAACAACAAAGCCCGTCGAGAGGGCATACGTGAGGGCCGTGTCAAAGTCGGCGACGGTAAGCACATTGACCACAAAGTGCCGCTCGATGCCGGTGGCAGCACGAAAAAGTCAAACACCCGTGTAGTCAGTGCCAAGGTTAACAAGGGTTGGCGTAAGAAAAACCCGTCCATGTACACCAAGGGGAAAGCATGACGCCGCGTGACTACAACGTCGGCCACTCCGACTACTCCAAACGACAGATACAGCCGTGGGATATTTGGTTGGAATACCAACTGAACCCTTGGGATGCCGACATCATTAAA